GTGAAGACAGACGTCAACTCGTCATCGGTGTACTTCGCTAGCAATTGGTTATACAGAATTGCATCCTTATAACCTTGGGCTAGTTCATTTTGTTTTACGGGGTCAGCTGTTCCCGTTTTTGTTAATGTTCCTCCGCCAAAGTTACCCTGCGACTGAACGTACGAACCGCCTTTAATTTGATATTTGTTAGCATACTCTTGCGACAAATCTTTGTACTCATCATATCGTTTAGCAAGCTGATTTTTGATGCTATCACGCACCAAAGGGGTAGACGTATCAATGTCTCGAATCTTGATAATGTCGTCAATCGAAATGTCTGTGCTTTCGAGTTCAGTTGTCTTGGTAACTTCTTTCGATACTGCCTCCCAAGTAGTTTCTTTTACACTTTCTATCTCATCGGCTTGCTTCTTCATCGCTGTTTGCCATCGAACCAAAGCCGCATCCATTCCTTTCTTATCTCCTGCGCTTCTCGCTGCTTGGAAATCTGCTTGCGCTTCCGTTATGTCAGCAAGATTGCCCGAACTAGACCAATCGAACGATATCATCGTGTTGCCAAGTTGGTCCATCGCACGATATGCATCTCCTGCTTTCTTTATTAGTCGATCAAGCCCTTGGTTAAATCCCGACAAATCGCCGTTAGCTACATCGTAAAAGAACTCTCCGACAGCTGATGTTGCCTGCGCTTGCGTCTCTGCATACTTGTCGCCAATCGCCTGGCTTGACTTTATTACCGCATTGAATGTCTTAGTTGCTAGAGCAACTGCGCCCATCGCACCACCTAGCTTCATTATTGAAGACGTTAGCCCTTTCATTACAGAGTTGGAGTTGTTCTTCCAATTCTTCGTATATCGCTTAGACTTGTTTAAGTTGGCATCAAAATTTTTGGTATCAAGTTTGAGCCTTGTTAGTATTTCTGACATTTCTTTTTCTTTTCTATATTTTTAGCCATCGCTCTTAATTTGTCTATCTCATCCGAATCTATGTGCCGTTCCTTCGGTGCAGGGTCTCCGTCTAAATGAAGTAATTCCTCGGGACTTTTCATTTCGCTGCCTAAAGCCTTTACAACAGTGAACATTAATAGCCTAGTTCTGTTATAATCGTCATAAATGCGTTTAGCCGCCCCGTCAAGAAAGGCCTTAACCTCATAAAAGGTAGCATCATTCAAGAAGTGAGCGGCATTCATTCCACATTTGCCTACTGCTAGGCTATATAATTCAGTGACGGTTAGACTTTCTCCTTTGCTTTCGTCTTTTTTTTTGCTATGACGTCAATCTTAGAACTGTACCATTTGATGAAGTCATCTAACAAGATAGGGTCTTTATCTATCATGTCAATGAGTTCATCCAAGTTAATCTCGCAATCGGGGTCACTTGACAAAATCGCAGACAAAAATAACATCACTGCATCACTTGTAAGGTTCGGGTTAAAAGCACGATTAACCATACTTTCAAAAACCATATAAATTCTTAGTGAGTAACGCAATTCAACTTCTCTGTCTTTTACTGTAATCTTCATATTATACTGTTTGTGCTGTTAGTGCTCCTGTGCCTTGGAACGAAATTGTCATTGTTGCTTTCCCGTCTACTGGAGCCGAGAATGATAACCCTGTAATTAACGCTTTGCCAACATATCCGTTGTCCGATGGTGGTAACCATCCTGTTGTCTCTGGAGGTTCGTTGTTAGCATTTGTTCGCCCTACAATTTCCCCAAAGATTAAATCTGTTGGTTCCATCGCAATGAACTTAGCGAACAATTCCTTGTGTGCTAAATCTGCTGTGTCGCTGTCTGAAGCAATCGCAGAAACTAGTACATCTGTTGAACCTGTAAAGGACAACATTGTCACGTCAAAGTCTTTCCAACTTCCACTATCTTTTGAAGAAGTCTCTTCCGTATCTGCCGTCAAATCTAGACCGCAGGCTGTTGACAAAGCTATTGCCTTGTCATCTATAAATATCATGAGGTTTTTTCCTCTGACTGCTTTTCTATATGCCATATTCTTTTTCATTTTCAACATCAAAAGTCATAATCTGCAAGAATGCATCTGAACTCTGCTCTTCCTGACGATTAGTCATCTTGATATCATTAATTTTATCATCTGTGTATAACTCCATCAAATCCCTTACCTTTGTCGCAATTTCAACACAATTGTCATAGTCAACTGCAACAACGATGATAGTCACGATATCAACATCAACTGAGTTGTCTTTGTTGTTGTCGGTATTCAACCCCGTTGTCCTATAAACCACGAACGGGTAATCCATCTCTTCGGGCATCAAAATAGGGCAAATCCTATCATCACTCCCTAATAATGAGTTAAGAGAATCATCTGTCAATATTGATTTTATACTTGTACCTATATTAATCATTGTGCTGCTGCTTTAGCTGCATTTTTAGCAACTTTACGGTTAATGAATTTAATTATATTTGTCTGCAACGACCTTTCACTCTCCCCTAGCTTAGCGTCTACTGCTTTCTTGAAAAAGTAAGATGTGCCAATTGTTCCTCGAAAAGCCCTTGGATGCCTTGTGTAACGCTCTTTAGTACCAAGTTCAAAGAATTTAAGAATAAAAGCCTTGCTGCCCTCTTTACGGTAGTCAAGAATATCAACTCGAACTCCAGAAGCATTTTTATACACTTTTACGTGTACATCTTTCTTCATCGCTGCTAATTCAGAAGATACAGATGCCATATTAGCAACCGTTTGCTTTTTGATGATATTACCCGATTTACGAAGACCAGATTTAATAGCTGCCTTTCTATCTTTGTTATCACTTAAAGCCGCAAATAGTCGGTTAATTTCCGCTGTATCTACCTCTAACTTTGCCTCGTTGATTACACCTTTACTCATTGATTCTTTCTCCTGAAATTACGTAAGTTCTATCCCATTTGTTGAACTGGATATCCGATATAGAATATCTATCTTTATTGTAAAGAAATCGCCATTTACGGTCAATATCTTTTACTTTTCTGATGGTTATCTTAATCGAACCCGTATAAGTCGCTTCGTAGTTAACTGTCTCTGATTTGCTGCTAACTCTTGGTATATATGCTTTGCATTTGTACACTGTTGTCCACTCCGTCTTGCGAGCACCTGATGCGCTAATTACAAGGCTTGACTGTTCAAACGTGACGTACTCTTTTAATAATCCTGCTGCTAACATATCAATACTTTAAGTAGGGGCAAAGGAGATATTTATAACTTAAGGGAACTTCAACTCCAGTGACACCAAATGTGACTGGCTCTCGAGAAATATAAAGCTGCGCAGCCATCAATTTGACTGCGTGCTTTATAGGAGATGGTAATTTGCCGTCATTAGCTGAAGTAACTTCTTCCTCGGTTTGTTGAATATACGCAAAGACAGAATCCTCTGCCACCTCTAAGATGGCAAGAAGATAGTTGTCTTCATCGTTATAATCAACATCATCGTTGATTTGAAGTTGCTCCTTTAATTCCGTCAAAGTTACTACCATATTACTTTGCTGTTGCTGTTACGATAGATTCTTCACGGAGTTTGCCTGCATCCCAATATGAGTTGATATAAAGGACAATTGAATCTTGACCTGCTTTTGTGTAAGGATCAACAGTCAAAGAAATTGCACCCCAAGAACCGATGAAGTAGTCAGCCCAATTACCAAACGCAATTCCACTCTCGTCTGCACCAGTTTGTAAACCAGTTGGAACTGAGTTAGTTTCAATAACGTCAAACCCTGCCATCTTGTTCATATCAGATAACAAGTACTCTGCACCTGCAACTGAACTCTTAAGAGTTGTACGACACTTACCATCCAATAGTGGATTAAGCAAGAATTTAGGATTACCACGCAAAGCATTGTTAGTAGCCAAAGCTGTACGCATAGCGATAATTCTTTCGAAAGAGATATCTCCGCTGTCTGTTGGCAAGTCTGAGAATAAACCTCCAGGCTTAGTAGAAGTAGCCGCATCTGCACCAAAGATAGTAGACTGTAGCTTATCTTGGGTAGCCTCTGTAATCAAGCGTCTAAGAATCATCTCTACATCTTCTGACGACTGCATAAGCAACTGACGTGAGATGGTAACCATTGCTGTTAAACGCTTAGGCTTGAACGTTACATCATTAGCAAATACAGTGTTTGTCTCAGTTGAATTAGTTGTCTCTCCTACCCAACTAGCTGTGATAGCTGTTGCCGATGGGAACACAACATTACCTGTCAAACCAGATGCACGTGTCACTCCTAGAGAATCCAATACTAAGCTATCCATCAAAGGAAGTAAAATACCTTGTCTATCATCTTCGACGGTGTTACCACCATTAGCTGCGACACCTACTGTTTGTGCTGCACGTGTTTCAAGAGGGAGGTCAATCTGTGCGCCTCTTTGATTAGTTGCTACGCTGCCAACACCTGACTCCGCAAGCAATTTGCGACCACGTTTCATTACTTCAAGGTTCTCTTCTGAGAAATGGCCACCATCTGCAGCCTCAAGTATCATACTGCGCAAAGAAACATTTTTCTTAGGCAACTTAGGGGCAGTAGCTGTTCGGTTTTCAAGTTCTTTCTCCAATTTAGAAAGGGTAAGAGAGCGCACTGCAAGTTCGTTAGCATCCAAGATAGCAATTTCTTCCTTGGTTAGCTTACGCTCTTCCTTTTGTGCTTTGTTCATGACTGCTTTAGACTCGTTAATCTTGGCAGCTCTTTCGGCGATAATGTCCGTTACTGATTTTTCTTTGTCGTTCATTCTTCTAAAATTTAAAAATTATATTCATTGTTTAGAGTCGCGTAGTAAGCCGCCAACTCATTGTCTTTAGTTCTCTTTTCTGTTTCTTCTTTAGACTTGATGAAGTCGTCTAGCCCTCGTCTATCAACTTCTGTTTTAGAATAGGCAGCGTCATAGACAAGAGATACGTCATACAACTCATCTATCTCTAGTACTGTTCTAACATACTCATCATTGTGAATGTCGTGGAAGTACTCATCTTCCTTGACCGTAAACGCAAATGAGCAACTGTCAATTTCTCCTCTTGTAAGGTATTCAAGAACTTCATCTCCTAGAACTGTGTGGGGGGCATCAAATTTGAATTTCAACCCTTTTTCATCTATAGCCAACTCAAGAGTGCCTTCTCCATATTTAGAACGAGCGAGAATACCTCTTCGCTGATCGTGATTAAGTAAACAAAATATGTTACTCTTCTTTAGAACTTCGGGGCTAACTGCTGTAGGAGATATAATCTCGCTAAATCCCTCTATCCCATCACTCTTAACATCGAAAAGAATAGCATAACCCTCAATGGTTCTACTTTCCTCCCCTGCCGCACGTGTTATCTTGGCTTTTCGCAGCCTTATTTCCTTTTTCCTCTCTTCTTTACTCATTATTTGTAGTATTAGTGTCTATTTGTCCTGCTTGCTCCATTGGAACCATGTTCACGGGAACGTAAGTTCCGTCACCCCCTTTCATTCTTGGAAGTCCCTC